TTATGTTACCACTACCAGTATACATTGTACCTTGAGGCTTGTAAACTTGACCAACATTTTCTCCACCAGGGTTATATATACCGCCACTTGTTCTTGGTCTTCCTATTGCCATGTTATGTCCTTATCCGTATTGTTCGGCCCATTGTTCTGAAAAAGCCTCATCTAGGTTGATTGTATATCTTTGCGCTGACTGTGCACGGGTTGTCCACCTATTAGATGAAAACTTCTGCAAGTGATTTGTTTGTTGCATAAACTCCCGTGCTCTAAGCACAGCAAACCATAGTGCCATAACACAGTCGGTTTTACCTCTAGTGCTTGGCTTCCAGGTAATCAACTGCTGAGTAAGAGACTTAAGTCCTTCAGAGTCAGTAGTAGATGGAAGTTCAATCATATTGTTCTTCTGGAACTTTTCTTCTCGCATGGTTCCAAACAGGGTAGACATAGATGCTACACCAAATGCTGCGTCCCACTTATTTTTGTTAGTAACATGAGATTCAAGTCTTACACCATACATACCAAGCCATTGCCGCAAGTCATCATCTAATGAGTATGCTTTCTGGTGGGCGTTAATTTCTACTCTAAATTCTTGTGGCTTGTATTTCAATACAAGTTCTTCTATCGTACTTCTAATCTTTTGCGGGTTCGGTTCACCCATGTTAATACAATCTAAAACATATATTCTAGAATCTATTCTGTTATAAGTAACTACTACGAAGGCTGCATGAGCCTTGTCTCCCATCGCTGGGTCGAATCCAATAATTGTGTAACCTTCAACTGCAGTCGGATGTCCCACCGCCCCTTGGCGCAATGGACCTTTTCTGCGTTGCCCGTTGGTACTGCCTTGCACCAAAGCGGGTGGGAAGATGGAATCTTCTTCGACATCCTCCTGCTGATAAACTAAAGCCCATGTTGACGGTGTTACTTCACTACGTCTTTTCTTTAATGCTATCCCATCCCATTTCGGGAAGAGCCCCTCTTCGTCAGGTACGTCAGAATCCCCATCCCACGGGAGGTCCGACTTAGGCCAGAGCGTCTTCCAGTCTTTAGGGTCTTCTGAATATTCCAAAACAGCAGGCATGCCCATATAAGTAAAAGGGCTTTTACCACCAGACCAGTGTTTGGTTTCACGGAGTTCTTTATAGAAGTCTTGCGCTGCAATTCGTGTCCCTACGATTAGTAACTTGCCATTCTTACCCAGACGGGTAATAACTTCTTTTTGTAACCAGTTGATTTGCTTTTCCCACTCATGGGCGTTGGCTGTAGTTATACAGTCATCAAGTATGATGAGGTCAGCACGTGCTCCATAAATCTGCCCACCCATACCAAGCGCCTGGATGGTGGGGTCTTTCTCTGATGAATTTCGTGCATCGCTCCCAAGATAAACGGTGTCAACTCGCCAAGTGTCTGAATCCTCTTTCCAACCACCTTCGGGGCCAAAAGTTGTTTGCAACTTTAACCAGCGTGGATGGGAGAGTCTCTGCTTGATTGCGTACACGAACTCACGTGCTTTGACTAACGTTTTTGAAACCACAATTATGCGGACATTAGGATTGAGGGCGATGCGATATGTGGAGTAGTTTACGGTGACCACCGTACTCTTGGCGTGCTCAGGTGGCACGTTAACCAATAGACGGGTTGGGTCGTTCTTTTCGTAAACCATACTAGGGTGGAGCCATGAAGGCTCCCTATCTTCTAGTAAGTCAATCCAATCTTGATGGTGTGGAAACAATCTTTGATTTAAAAAAATTTGCGAGAACTGAGGGAAGTCTATTTCTTCCTTGGGGATACCTAGGGCGGCAAGGGAAGCATCCTTTGCGGTTGCCTTGGCCTCTGTTAAGTCGGCAGCAAACTTCTTATCCCTGAGGCACCAGATTCTTACTGTGTCAGGTTTCTTGCCACACATTTCCATGGCTTTGTGAACAGAGTGGCCTTCGGCCACTAGGGCTAAAACCTTAGCCTTTGCTCCTACCATAGCCAAAGATTGGGGGTTGTTTCCCCCTTTTGTAAATGTCATAGTCCTGTCCCGTTTTCATCAGTTGTAACAGTAATTAGATACAGCCTGTAACGCAAGTCCCCCAAGGACTTGCTACTGTTAAAAAAAGAAACAGCCTCTATATAGTATAATCTGTCCAAACAGGTAAAACGGACGTTTTACAACAAAGTATTTTTTAAAGCATGCAAAAAACCTATACAAATTAGGACATATTAGGACACTGTATATGGGATACTACTGTACGGGAAAATCTTTTATGTTGATACTAGACTGTATAACAGACCATATTAAACAGTCTGGGGTCATAAATGACCCACTAACTGTTTAAGATACTGTCCTGTCGTCCTGTACAGGTGGACGCTGGGCGGACAGCAGTCTTCGGCGCCTTTAAATACATCTGTGGCGCCTCAGTTAAACTAAAATCCTTAAGACTTAAAAACAAAAACGGAACTGGTTACTATGTCAGTTCCTTGTGCCTACTCCAAGCCTCGGCTAAATGCAGCCTCGTCTAGGAGTATTGGTGTTCGCTCCAAGCGTTACGGTGCACAGCCCCTCCACGCAATGCGCTCACCTACCAACACACACAGTCGGACGCAGGCCACGGCTCTCACTGGCTATCGCCAGTTTCTGTTCGAGCCTACGTTCGTAGCCTACCTCGCTCTGGCTCGGCTTAACGGCTACTCACAAGCCTGCTGAACCTTACACCGCACTGTCAAATCGCTTAACGCGATTGTCGCCCATGCTCGTCTGGCCTCGGCCAGACTGGGCAAGAGTGACAGCGGGATGTCGCGGTTTCCCGCCAGTATGTGCTGGTGAAATATATACATGAACAAAGGAGATAGACATGAATAATGAAGTCATAGTTCAAAACCAACTTACCCTAATGAACGAATGCTTCCATTGTCAGCAACTAAATGAACTATGCGCCGACTGCCTCGAAGCCAAAGAGGCTCGAGACGCAGTCATCGCCAACCAGTTGGTTGATGAAGACATATACAGATACAAGCCAATGTATACAAGCATGAGCAAAATCCAAGATGAGCCTTCGGCTCATGAATGGATTTCTAGTGAGGTTATCACCAGAATCAATACAAAGACTGGTGATAAAACAACGAGGGCTGAGTTCTTCGAGCAGTCCTCGTGGCTCATAGACAGGCTCTTCGACTTGGAGGATTCTATCGAACTCCAAGTCTTCGAGTGCATATGCTCTACTTGCCACTATACAATAAACAAACACGCAGTTTGTCCTAACTGCAACTAACTAACCAAGGCGACTCCCCTACACTTCGTGATAGGGGAAGCCGCCCCAATCAAACTAAAGGAGATACACAAATGAATACATTCACATACACAGAGTCAATCCTGAAGGGTGTCCGTGATTACCAAACAGTAATCAAAGGCACGGTGGTTGACCGTAGAGAAGATGTGCAACCAGATGGTTCCACAAAATCCAAGTTCGTTGCTGCTCGTCAAGTAACATTCACTGACCCAATTTTGGTGGAGTTCGTTCGCCAAAATTTCAATGCTACATCTGAATACAAAGTCAATATCACTGGCTATGAGACCAGCACTTACTCTGAGAAAAACGAGAAGTGGTATGATAACAAAATCGTTACTGATATAGCACTAGTATAACAAGCGAGTAGGGTGGGGGCTTAGGCTCTCACCCTACTTTACTTTTTTTTGCACCGCAGGTAACATTAACGGTAAGTAATGAGTCGAACAGGAGATAGTATGTATTTAGATACAGGAACGATGATTGGCATTACCATAGCATTAATTAGTTCTATACTTGCATTATGCTATGCATTCTATATAATCAGACTACAAGACAAGCACATTGAACGTCTAACTAGGAACAATTACAACAGAACAAAGAGGGATACCAATGCGTAGCAGAGAGGAACTACTTAAGATTAAAGAAGCCTTTGCATATGCCATGATAGATATGCTTGATGTATACGATGAACTGCTTGCAACAGGCAGAGTATATGTAGATGAACCTACAATTAATGACCTCGCCAAAAATCAGGAGGAATCAAATGCTTGATGAGGATACCCCACAATGGGAGCATACCGTGTGGATACTAGCCAAAGTTAGATGCCGAACCACACATATAAACATAGACACAGCAGGTGATGAGGCTCTTGATGACCCTGATAATTGGTATGTGTTAGAGTTTGATAAGGGTGTAAAACACAGCCAAGAGATTGTCAGGGTGAGATGATTGACAACTTCATTATCAATTCATACCTCACGCCATCACAAACCTGGACATTCCTCATACTCTTTGGCTATATCACATGGAGGTTTATTAGATGAAGAGGATATTAGCAGGGTATTTGAGTTGGCTACTGGCGTTCTTATCAGCGCCATTCTTTCCAACTCCAGCCTACGCAGTGGCAATAGCAACACAGTTGGAAGCCAACTGCTTAAACGACTTGTCCCTTTGGACACCACGAACAGCCAAGGCATACGCCAAAGGGTTAATGAAATGGAACTACCCACATTGGAACAGGTCTGAATGGGTAGCACTAGATAAACTCTGGACCAAAGAAAGTAACTGGCGTAAAGAAGCAAAGAACAAACACTCTAGTGCAGGTGGTATCCCACAAATACTAGGACTTAATCCTAAGACGCCAGCCCCGCATCAGATTGAGCGGGGGCTGGAATATATAGTTCATCGTTACGACAAGCCATCAATTGCATGGGCTCATTGGCGCAGCAAAGGATGGTATTAAGTTTGGCATAGTGAACCAGCGTAAGGAGAACCTCTCCAAAAAGCAGCGTAGTTTATGCCAACTTCCTGAGCATGAAGTCAAACTGCTCACCACACAACAAAGGAGATAGATATGGCAAGGAGAAATGACAGAACAATCAATGTAAAGATACCTACAGTTAAGGTAATCGCAGCATTGGAATCTAAGTTAACCCAAATTAAAGGTGACTATATAAAGCAAGATGATAATGAGAAAAAATATCAGAAACAAATGGAAACTTGGAGAAAACAAGTTATTAAATTTGCAATGGACAACGTATCAAAGGCTGAGAATCTACGCACTAACTATCGTGCATGGAACTCAACACTTAATGTTGACTTCGATTTAATCGTTAGTCAAGAGGGGTTTCCTAAAGAACCAAGTCGTGATTACGAACAGATAAACTCACATGCATACGAGGAAATGGTAGAGGAAATCAACAGCACCATTCGTATCCTTAAACTTACTGATGAGGAAGTGGTGTCAACATCTACTTACAATTCAATAGCCCGTTACTTGTAGCAAGACGGGCGTCCGCCAGAAGGGGCGGGACGCCCTCAAACAAAGGAGATAAAATGATAGAGACAAACTATGACTTACTTCGTAGTGAAGTAAAGACACAGTTAGTTGAGCAAGAAGGTAAGTATAACTGGCAAGACCGTGATACAAATGTTCGTATTGTTGAGGACATTCGTAAAGCAATTGATGGATTAGCGGATGGAGTTACACCATCAGCCCAACACATAGCAGAAGTAGCCATTGCTACTAATGAAAACCTAAGTATCCGTGACTTCTTAATGGGTGTTCAACTAGAAAAGGACATTGATTATGTAGGCGAATACATATCATTACTTGGTAATGTTATTGTTAAAGACAAGGCAGTCCCATTAGCCACAGTATTTTGTGGATACCTATATCAAACTGAAGAAATAGAGCAGGCTAAAATTATGCTGCTTGAAGTATTAAAACTTGATTCAGAGTATGCGTTGGCAAAGTTATTGAACAGAGTGTTCGATGCTAATTGGCCATCAGAAAGTTTCAAGGCTATGGCTGAACAACTACACTCACAAGTTGTTAATACTATCTATGCAATAGAGACAGAGGAAGTAACAGATGACAACTGATACACTCATACATGGAACTGCACGTAAAGCAGCATGGCACAAAGCAGGTGTAGCAGTAGAGGCTACGTCAGCAAGTGAAGTAGCCAGCCAAGCAGGTCTTGATTGGTCAGTATCACTGCATGATATCGATGCTAAGTATCAGATACCTGGCAACGAATTAGTTAATCGTATCTCAATTGATGATAAGAAAGCAGTCATCAAAACCCTGCCAACAGGTGAGACATCAGCCATTGGAGTAGTAGGTAATCGTTATAAAGTATTTCAGAACAGTGAAATCTTTAGCACATTAGATAACCTTATTGATTCTAGTGGACTTAGATACGCAGCAGCAGGTGAGTATGATGGCGGTGCAAAAGTATGGATGCTAATGGAAACTCCAATGGAGATGACCATTGCCGATGACCCACACTCAGCCTTCTTACTTGCACGTACTAGCCATGATGGCAGCAGTTCAGTTATAATTAAACCAGTAATTGAACGACTGTTTTGTATGAATCAAATCAATAAAATATACAAGAACAAGAACAAGTATACTTATAGTTTAAACCATACAAGCAATGCCTTCCTATCCGTATCAGAAATTAGCAACATCATAAAACTAACTTATGATATGGCTAATGATTACACTGCACTAGCAGACACATTACTTGGTAGACAAGCAAGCCATGAGCATGCAAAGAATTACTTTAAGCGTGTGTTCGCACTGCCTACTAAGTTAGAAGAAGCACCATATGACATGCTATCTACAGGTGAGAAGAAGCAATACACCAATGCTATGAAGGCTAGAAGTTTGGCCTTCAATATCTATTCAACCTCAGAGACACAGGAAAACATACGAGGCACAGAGTTTGGTATGTGGCACGCAATCATAGAGTGGGCTGACTACAATGCTAAGGGTAAGAACCTTGCAGTTAGCACAATGGCTGGACGTAATGATAGTATTAAGTCCAAGGCTCTTGAATTGTTGGGTGTTTAATGGATAAAAAAATAAGTCCAGGAACAGCAGCCCAAAGTCATGCTCGTAAAGAGTTATTAAAAAGACATCGTAAAGAATATGATGAAATCTATCGTGCAGAAATGATACGATTAGGTGGTAATCCAAAGCCAACAACAGAAGAAAAAATCCTTTTGTTGCAAGACCAAATAGAACAATTAAAAAAGGAGATAGAATGACAATGTATTACAGTGAAGTAGATGGTGCTGAACCAACAGTATCTATCCAAGTATCAGGTACCAAGTATACCTTTACCAATGAATCTCTTACAAGATTAATAGAAGAGAAAGAGAACCTCAAGGTAGAAGTAGCCCAAGCCGAACGTAAAGTTAAGAGTATGGGCTGGGATGTACGAGAGTTCTTTGAGTCAAGAAAAGAAGGCAACAATATTAATGAAGATATATGTTGCTCAGTTGAGGACATAAATGAATTGCTTAGAGGTCTAGGAGTAGACCAACTAACTACCACTTGGTCAGCAACAATATTTATTACAGCCACAATTACAGGTATAGATGCACCAGATAAAGAAACAGCAGAAGAAATGGCTAAAGATAATATCGATGTTAACTACAATGACGATGGCGACATCTGGGTAGACGACATCGAGGTACAGTCAGTACATCCTGAAGCATAGTATGTGATATACTAATCTTGAGTGCCCTGGTTTCGGCTATCTCCTTTCTCAGGGCAACTCATAAAAGGAGAACATGACATCAATAGAAATAGATAGAGATAGGTACGGTAGACCATTGATAGTGCCACCCAAAGGTGGCAAAGCAATAGCCTATACAAGAGCAACCACAATTGCTAACTCATTAGATGATGCATCAGCATTAGTAGCATGGAAGATGCGGATGGCAGCAATCGGGTTGACTACACGACCAGATATATTATTATCTATTAGTGCAGCACAAGAAGATAAGATGGCAGTTAACTCTTTGATTGAAGATGCTATGCAAGTAGCAGGTGCAAACAAAGCAGCCAACATCGGAACAGCAATCCATTCATTTGCTGAACAATTAGATTTAGGGCATGACCTAGGTGCGGTACCAGCAGAATGGTTACCAGATGTTAAAGCCTATGAACATGCAACTAAAATTCTCAACAACAAATTCATTGAACAGTTTAGTGTGCTAGACAAATACAAAGTTGCTGGCACACCAGACAGAGTTGTTGAGTATAAAGGCGAGTTGTTTATTGCAGATATTAAGACTGGTCGCATAGACCATCCAAGTAATATCGCAATACAGTTAGCAATCTATGCTAACGGCTTGCCGTATGATGGTGCTACGGCAACCCGTAGTACATGGGGCGAAGTAAACAAAGACAAGGCAATCATTATCCATCTACCCGCAGGAACAGGCACGTGCAAGTTAGTGTGGATAGATATTAAAGAGGGCTGGAAAGGTTTACAATTAGCCATGAAAGCAAGGCAGTGGAGGGACCAGAAAGGTCTGACCACTGAATTTGAATAGGAGAATGATGAGTAGTACAGAATCACCAATCAGTATCAATCTCAAAACAGCAGCAGGTACGCAGATAACTTTGCGTGCAGATACAGCAGACCAATTTGCTGACATGATTGCACAAGGTATACATACAATTACCGATGCAGTTACTGAAGTAGAACTAGCAGTCAAAGGAACAACAGGCAACAAGCCTATGTCCGTAGCAGATATTGCTTCTAGTTTTAATTCAAACATCTCATCCACAGAATCAGGTGGAGAAGAAACAGTAGAAGATAAATGGGGTAACACTTGGGTATACAACAAACCAGGTGCACCATCATGTGAACGTGGAGTTATGGTTCTTAAGTATGGAAAAGCACAAAGCACAGGCAAGCCATACAAAGCATTTTATGACCCAGCAGCAGGACCTAATTGGTCAGGGCCTAAAATCCCAGCAGAACTACGTACTAAGCCAATCTTTGCTTAGTGTCTGATAGAAAACGGGGCGTAGATAAAGTGCTACGCCCCGTTTCTAATAAAGGAGAGCAATGAAAACATTAATTAGAAGTGTTAACAATACTAATGTAGGTGGCGAGCCACTACCAGCAGTGTTTAAAGTATTTGAAAACGCAGGTATGATATTACGCAGAGCAGAAGTAACAGTCATAGCAGGTACACCTGGCGCAGGTAAGTCATCAATTGCTCTAGCAATCGCAGCAAAAACTAAACTACCAACCCTTTACTTTAGTGCGGATACTAACGCACATACAATGGCAATGAGATTGATTGCAATGACTGGCAACATCAGCCAACAGCAAGCCGAACAGTTAATCAAACGGCAACCAGACAAAGCAAAAGAAGTATTAGGTAACGGCAACCACTTGTTCTGGTGTTTTGAATCCAGCCCCACACTAAAAGATTTAGATGAAGAAGTATCAGCATTCGAAACTATATGGGGCAGAAGCCCAGCACTTATAGTTGTAGATAATCTTATGGACATAGCAATGGATGGACACGATGAGTTCGGTGGTATGCGTGCAGCCATGAAAGAACTTAAGTATCTAGCCAGAGATACAAACGCAGCACTACTTGTATTGCACCATACTAAAGAAGGATATGAAGGCAGTCCGTGTCAGCCAAGGTCATCTATCCAAGGGCTAGTCAATCAGATACCAGCAATGGTATTGACTATTGGTCAGATGAAACAAGCAGATATGAACTACCTATGTGTAGCCGCAGTTAAGAATCGCTATGGCAAAGCCGACCAAACAGGCAACAACTATGTTACTCTCGCATTTAATCCTGAGTCTATGTATCTAGATGATGTCATAGTCAGGTACATGCCACCACATCAGGAGGAATTAGAGTGAGTAACCCACGCAAAGCAAAAGGTTCTAGCGCAGAAAGAGATGTAGTTAATTGGTTAAAGAAATGGTTTCCATACGCAGAACGTAGAATAGCAGGGGCACATCTAGACAAAGGAGATATAGCAGGAGTTAACGGTGTAGTTATAGAGGTAAAGAATCATAGACGAATAGATTTATCTGCATGGATAAAAGAATTAGAAATAGAAATAAAAAATGACAAAGCATGGACAGGCGTAGTATTACACAAACGTATAGGTAAAGGAGATGTAGGAGAATGGTATGCAACAATGCCAGCAAAATTATGGATAGAATTAATCAATAAAATCAATGATAAAACATGATGTATCTGGCTACCTACTACACGTAGGCGCCACCCTGCCAGCAGTTGGGCATGGCTGGCGCAAGATGAAGTGTCCTTTTCATGGTGACAAGCATGCATCAGCAGCAATAAACTATGAAGACAATAGATTCAAATGCTTTGGCTGCGAAGCACAAGGTGATGTATATGATTTAATAATGTATAAAGAAGGAGGTAATTATATTGAGGCTGTCAAATTCGCAGAGAGCATATCTCTTGCAGGCAACAGACCAGTACAAAAAGGATTTACATCTGGCAGAAAGATATCTTTCAACTCGGCATCTATCGGTAGAAGAGGGCAGAACATTTAGTCTAGGTGTAGTGGCAAACCCATTGCCAGGACATGAAGCATACAAAAATAGATTAGCAATCCCTTACATCACACCATCAGGTGTGGTTGATATACGCTTTAGAAGTATGAACAATAACGAAGACCCAAAGTATATGGGTGTACCTGGGGCTAAGACTACAATGTTCAATGCACAAGTAGTACTAACAGCAGGTAGTTATGTATGTGTAACTGAAGGTGAAATTGATACAGTTGTTTTGTCAGTCAAGACAGGACATCCATCAGTTGGTATACCTGGAGTTAACAACTGGAGACCATACTATGCCAAGATACTAGATGACTTCGAGACAGTAATTGTATTAGCAGACGGCGACAATGCTGGCCTAGAGTTTGGCAAAAGACTAAGCCGAGAACTACATAACGTTAATCTATTGCAGATGCCAGAAGGGCATGATGTTAATAGTATTATTGTGCAAGAAGGAAAGGAGTGGATAGATGAGCGAATTAAAAAATGTTTGGGACAGCAATGATGACTTCTGGAATTTTATTGGAGACAATAAAAAGTTAGTTGGCATTGCTATCTCTGGCAATCAAGGGCTAGACATACTCAATGCACTAAGAGATATCTATCTAACCATACAAGAAGAACCACAAGATGCACTCAAAATGCTTACACTATTAGGCACAGTTATATATGCAAGCAGCATAGGAGAAGGCAAAGAATTTGCCGATGAGATACAGGTAGTATCAGCCATGGAACAATTCGATACCAGTATGAAGGAGATGTTAGATGAAAAACCCAAGTGATGTTGATGTAATCCTCAACGAACTGCGTACTATTATGATGAAGAAACAGGAAGATTACGGACCTTTGAACATCGCCCTTGCCCCTGGCGGTGCGATGAATGGGCTGCGTGTGAGGATGTATGACAAACTGGCTAGACTAAATAACATGGCTGGTAAGGACGCCACGCCGAACTTTGAATCAATTGAAGATACCCTTATAGACCTGGCTAACTATGCAATAATAGGACTATTGGTACAAAGAGGACAGTGGGAAGGCATTAACTAACGGATGAATCAAGAGTGGGTACAAGAGTATGATTTGCTTGTGTCTACGCTTGGCATGGAATATTCCAAAAAATATTCTATAGTTGAACCATCTGATATAAAACAAATACTATGGATGTGGTTTGTTACACACCCCAAAAAATATAAAGAGTGGTCTGAGTTACCACCAAAAGATAAAGAAAAATTAATTGCTAAGTCATTACGCAACGCAGCCTTAGCCTATTGCGAAAAAGAAAAAGCCCGTAAGTTTGGCTACGACATGGCTGACCTTTACTACTATGACCCGTCAGTCATCGAAGCATTTTTGCCATCTATCCTGGCAGATAGTTATGAGATACCAACTAAAATCAAAGACCTTAACTTTCAGTTTGGTAAATCAGGAGAAGTCACAGATGGAAATAACTGGCTAGTTCTTAGGTCAGACATAGAAAAAGCATTCAACCAACTAGCAGAGGCTAAACAAAATATTTTAAGGCTAAGGTTTACGACGGAGAACTGTGAGTGGAGTGAGTTAGGCAAGGAACTAGATACATCGGCTGATGGTGCACGCAAGCGAGTCGAACGTGCAATTAATTCATTGGTTAGAATCTTAGGTGGATGGCGTACGTTTAATGATACAGATGTAGTCCCAGATAAAAATGAAGATGAAGAAGCAGATGACTCAGGAACCTAAAGAGATAAAAGAATTGTTTAAGAAAGATTATACCAATGCTATGGACTTACGTGGTCATCCTATTGGAGACATATGTATATGTGGCTCAGAATTATTTACAATCATAGCAGCCTTTGAGTATGGAGAAATATGTTTTTACTTTTTAGATGGTGAATGTGTAGACTGTGGCTCACTAGTAACCTTACCTACACCTTTAGATAATATAGGAATGGATTGTGATTAATGCCTTACTACGATTTTGAATGCAAAGTATGTACCAAGTTAGTAGAGATTAATGAACCCATACCGCCAATGTGCACAAGTTGCGGAGCGGTCATGGTTCGTATATGGTCAGCAGTACCAACCCATTTTAAAGGGAGTGGATTCTACTCAACAGGGGGCTAATGAGATTCAGCGATAGGCCAGCATGTGATGGTATCAATACAGAATTATTCTTCTCAGAAGACAGAGGTCAGCATACAAACTTTGCTTATATCAAAAGGATATGCGATACTTGCCCTGTACTAACCGAATGTTTTGACTATGCTATAGACAATCTAGTGCATGGAATATGGGCAGGAACTAACAAAAAAGAAAGGGATAATTATAGAAGTAAGCATGGGATAATTGGTAAAACAGTTGTTCCAATCTCTATATTTAATAGTAACTATGATAGTTAATTTATCTAAAGATGAAGTAAGGGTATGTACTCTATTAGCAATAGAGCGTTGGCTTACTAAGTTTGGTTCTAAAGATAAACCTAACTATGCACAAGGTAAATTAGATGGCAAGTTAGAACCAGAAATAAATGCAAACATACGAGCCAATGTATGTGAGTGGGCAGTAGCAAAACAATATAACTTAGGTTGGAATACACCTTGGTATCCAAATGCTTTACATGCTAAACGGTATCCAATATCTGATGTAGGAAACAACATAGAAGTTAGGTCTATTAGAACTCAAACTAGTATTCCTTTTTGGGCTAAAGATAAAAGTAGAATTATTATTGGAACTAAATGTTTAGATATAGAATATTATTCTGAGGTAGAAATTTTTGGCTATATAAAACCAGAACAGTTTACTAAAGAAGAATACTATGATAGTTATATAAATGGATGGCGTGTGCCCATAACAGAATTTAGGGAGTATGATGTCAAAACTATCTGACTTTGATTTAGACCTATCTGTTGGACATGAAGGCGAAGCATTAGTTAATGAACTATTAACTGGTGGTAAAACAATTGAGGTTAAGACAGACCTTAAGTGGAAGAACACTGGTAACTTATATATAGAAACTGTGTGTTGGTCACACAACAATGATGAGTGGTACCCATCAGGATTATCTGCAACTAAGGCTGACTACTGGGCATTTGTATTAGAAGGTTCAATATTTATTGTGCCAACAAAAGATTTAAGGCATGCTGTTAGCATACATGGCAAGCCAATTACCTGTAACATACCGCCCAACCCCAGCAAGGGCTATCTAATTAGACCCGATAAAGTATTTGAGATAGTAGCAGAGTTATCTAGGTAGTTAGGGGAAGACTATTTAGAAAACAAAAAAGACCCCCCGACCAGATAAAACTGGAAGGGGG